ATGGAACAGCAAAAGATTGTGTTATTATTTATGATTATTTAAAACTAATGGATAGTGCTGGTATAAGCCAGGATATGAAAGAATATCAAATTTTGGTTTTATGATGACTAGTCTACATAATTTTGCTGTTAGATACAAAGTTCCAATTTTAGGATTTATTCAACTAAATAGAGATGGTATCACCAAAGAAAGCACAGATACTGCTAGCGGATCAGATAGAATAATCTGGCTTTGTAGCAATTTTACTATTTTCAAAAGAAAAAGTGACGAAGAGATCGCTGAAGACGGACCAAACAACGGCAATAGAAAACTTGTTCCTTTGATAAGTAGACATGGTGGAGGATTAGATGATAATGATTATATCAATTGTCATATGAAGGGCTGGTGTGCCAAAATCGAAGAAGGTAAAACCAGACTAGAATTAATTAGTAATAATAAAAATTCTGATAAAGGATTCATAATTAGTGATGAGCAAAACCATGACGATCAAGAAATCCCGTTCGTATAGTCAACATCAACTAAAAGCTTTATCTGATTATTTATGCGAAGATATTGATAATTTATTAGATAGCTTAAACGTTACTGACTATAGAATGTTTGATAGAATGATAGCTATGAAATGCCCCATACACGGAGGAGACAATAACTCTGCATTAAATCTATATTATAAAGGAGATTCCTATAAAGGAAATTGGAAATGTAGAACCCATCAGTGTGAAGAAACATTCAAAGGATCTATTATAGGTTTTGTAAGAGGTTGCTTATCAAAGCAACAAGGATGGACAGGTCCTGGTGATCCTATGATATCTTTTGAAGAAGCTGTTGATTATAGTATTAAATTTAGTAAAAAAAATCCAAAAGACCTAAAAATAAATAAAAAAGAAATAGAAAAAAATAATTTTGTTAATATTGTTAATAATATTCAATCTGACTCAAAAAATAAAGATAATATTCCAAAAATTGCTAGATCAACAATTATTAAAAATTTAGATATACCATCATTATATTTTTTAAATAGAGGTTTTTCTAAAGAAATTTTAAATAAATACGATGTTGGTGAATGTGAGATTGAAGGCAAAGAAATGTACAAACGTGCAGTTGTACCAGTTTATGATGAATCATATTCATATATGGTTGGATGTTCTGGTAGAAGCTTATACAAATCTTGTGAAAAATGCAAGAGCTATCATGATCCATTAGATGATTGTCCAAATGAAGACTATAGATGGCAGTATTCAAAATGGAAACACAATAAGGGTTTTAAAACACAAGAACATCTCTATAATCTCTGGTTCGCTAAAGATTATATACAAAAAAGTAAAAGTATAGTTTTAGTAGAAAGTCCAGGGAATGTGTGGAGACTAGAAGAAAGTGGTATACACAATAGCGTAGCTTTATTCGGCTCATCTTTGCATGATAAACAAAAATTATTAATAGATTTATCTGGTGCTATGAGTATTTATCTTTTGATGGATAATGATGAAGCTGGAAAAAAGGCTTCTCAAAATATTTTTGAAAAATGCTATAAAACATATAATATTTTTAATATTGAGATTGATCATAATGATGTTGCAGAAATGAGGGTTGGCGAAGTGATAGATATTATAATTCCACAAATTAAGGATAAATATTAATGAATACAAAAATTATAGCTTTTTCTGGAAGAAAACAAGCTGGTAAAACAATTTGTAGTGAATTTTTAAAAGGTTTATTATTAAGTAATGGCTATAAAGATGTTGAGATATTTAATTTTGCTGATCCTTTAAAAGAAGATATTTGTATGAACATGTTTAATTTAAGCTATGCTCAGTGTTATGGTGAAGATCATAGTAAAAATGAATTAATAGATGCTCATTGGGAAAATAAACAACTCTCTGCTAGAGATTTAATGCAACTAATAGGTACTGATTTATTTAGAAAACTTAATAAAAATGTGTGGGTTAATGCCTTAGTCAATAAAATTAAAAAAACCAATCATCAAGTTGTTATAGTTTCTGATTGTCGTTTTCCTAATGAAATAGAAGCTATTAAAAATAATCATGGTTTAGTGTTTAGATTAAATAGAAATCCTCACCACTCTGATCATATAAGTGAAACTATATTAGATTCTCATTGTTATGATTGGCAAAATTTTGATGCAATCATTAATAATGAGCATATGACAGTCAGAGAACAATATGAAAAATTAAAAAAACTTATGTTGCATTTTAATATTTTACCACTAGAAAAATCATTATGATAATTACTTATTTTCGTAGCTCATCTTATAACACACATAGTCTTTGCGAACAACAGTACTTTTTTGAGTATGTACTAGGTTGGAGAAGTCCTTCAGGTTTTAAAGCTGTTAAAGGAACCATAATGCACAAGGTTTTGGAGCTTTTGGCTATTATTAAAAAAGCTCAACAAGATAATTTAACACATGTTAATGATGATGAAATTTTAGGTAAGATCGATATTAATAACTATAGTTTAAATGTTATAATAGAAAAAGTTTATAAATATTATAGTGAAGCTAATAGCCAACATATCTGGACAATTAAAGATTACAAAGAATGCTATAATTGGGTTTATAAAGCTATACAATTTAATAATGGAATGTTTGATCCTAGAAATTGCAATATTTTGCAACCAGAACAAAGATTTGATTTGGTTATAGAAAAACCATGGGCTAAATATTCATATAATATTGATGGAAAAAAAATAGATGGATATTTGGGCTTAAAAGGAACCATAGATTTAATTACAAAAGTAGACGATAAAACTGTTGAGGTGGTAGATTATAAATCGGGGAAAAGATTAGATTGGGCAACAGGACAAGAAAAAACACAAGAAAAACTTGAAAAAGATGCTCAACTCAGAATCTATCACTATGCTGTTAAAAAATTATATCCACACATAGAAACTGTAATATTTACTATATATTTTGTTAATGATGGTGGTCCATTTTCTATGGTTTTTCATGATAGTGATTTAGTCGAAACTGAAGATATGTTAAGAAAAAAATTTGAAATTATCAAAAATACACGCAAGCCAAGATTAAATAAAAGTTGGATGTGTAATAGAATCTGTCACTTTGGTAAAACAACATTTGAAAACTCTAATATAGAACCACAAACTGAATATAGAGATGATCAAGTCTTCCCAAAAGGCAGTCTCATGTCTAAATGCGAACAAGTGAAACATGATCTTGAACTCTATGGGATTGATGCTACAATGAGCATATACAAGCATCCAGATCACACTGTAGGCCACTATCAAGCCCCAGGGGCAACCTGAAAGGAGATTTAAAGTATGGGCGCAAAGCTCAATTATGTGCCGTTGCATGTCCATTCTCATTTTTCTTTGTTGGATGGACTAAGCAAACAAGATAAAATAGCATCTAGATGCTCTGAATTAGATATAAAATCCTGCGCATTAACAGATCATGGAAATATATCAGGAACTGTACAATTTTATCAAAAACTTAAAACTAAGAATATCAAGCCTATTCTGGGTTGTGAGTTATATTTATGTAAAGATGATCCGTCTATTAAAAATAAAAACAACTCTGAATTATCTCATTTTTTGGTATTGGCTAAAAATTTACAAGGATGGAAAACTCTTATTAAAATAGTTTCAGAATCCAATAAACCTGAATATTTTTATCATAAACCAAGACTAAGTTTGGCTAAATTAGCAGACTTTTTAGATGGAAATATTATTGGTATTTGTGGCCATTTAGGATCAACATTATCAAATATTCTATTATCTGATCAAAATAATGTTATAAATAATGGCTTATCGTTTATTGATAGAATGAAAGATATTTTTGGGCAAGATAATTTTTATTTGGAAACACAATTATTTGATAAAGATCTTTTGAAAGAACAAAGTTATTTAACAGAATGTGTGAGACGATTATCTGATGTTAGCAAAATAAAAGCTGTTTGTACTCCAGATGCACATTATGTTAATAAAGAAGATGCTGTGGATCAAAGAATTTTATTATGCAATAATTTAAAAACAACACTTTCTGATATTAATACAAAATTATTAAATGACCAACAAGTTCCTATGGAGTGTTTTTTTAAGAGTGAAAATTATTATATCTTATCTCCTGAAGAGATGAGAAATATACACACTCAAGAAGAAATAGAAAATACATTATTAGTAGATAATCTAATAGAAGAATTTGATATATTATCTTCCCCAAAATTACCAAGATTTGATTGTCCAAAAGGATACAATCCTGACGAATATTTAAGAGAACTATGTCGTAATGGTTGGAGAGATAGAATCATATCAAATATACCTAAAAAAGATCAACAAATTTATATAGATCGTATTAAATACGAATTAGATATTTTGCAAGGAGCTAATCTAAGCAGCTACTTTTTGATAGTGCAAGATATTGTTAATTATGTTAGAAACAATAACTGGCTACCCGGAGTTGGTAGAGGAAGCGCTGCTGGTTGTTTGGTATCCTATTTAATAGGAATTACAGATATTGATCCTATCAGATATAATCTATTATTTGAAAGATTTTTTAATGCAGCTAGATCTACATCTATTCCAGATATTGATACAGATGTTCCTATAGATAAAAGAGAAAATGTATTGGAATATATAAAAAATAAATATGGCCATAATAAAGTTTCTCAGATGATAACATTTAATACTATGAAAGGTAGGGGCGCCCTAAAAGATGTGTTAAGGGTTTATGGAAATATCAGTTTTGAAGAAATGAATATTATTACTAAATTTATTCCTGATGAAGCTAAAATAGCAGACGAGCTTCAAGAAATGAAAGAAGATACAGGAGAAGCATCTATTATAAGATGGGCATTAGAAAATAATACCGACAAGCTCAAAGAGTGGTGCTATATAAGTGAAGATGGATCACTATCTGGCCCCTTGTCAAAAAGATTTGAGCAAGCTATTAGATTAGAGGGAACAAAGTCCAATCAGAGCAAACACGCTGCTGGTGTAATTATAGGAACAGAAGATCTTTCGTCTGTATGCCCTATGGTTTATGATAATAAAAACGATCAGTTGATAGCTGGTATGGAGATGAACGATTTAGAAAGCTTGGGTTTAATTAAATTTGATATTCTTGGCATAGCCCTATTAGATAAAGTAATGTGCGTATCAGAATATTTAAAACATGGAGATTTGTAAAATGCTTACTAAAACTTTAGATCAGGTTGCAAATGGAGAAAATTTTAAAGTAAATAATGTAGAATATACAAAAATACAAGAGATTAGAGTAAGTTGTTGCAGAAGTGTGAATTGTCATGTTCTTGGCGATTCTAATCAAAAGACCTTTTTCCCAGGAAACACAGTAGTGGAGACCAATGGCTAATTTACAAAAAATTTGTGTGTTTGATTTAGAAACTGACGGTTCTAATCCTGATATTTGCAGTCCTGTTCAAATAGCTTCGATTATTATTGATCCTTATAAATTAGAAATTATAAAAGATTCTGAATTTAATATTAATTTAAAACCATCTATTCTGGATGAAAAACCAGATTATATATATGATGATACTGATGTTTTGGATTTTCATGCTAAAGTAAGAGGGTGTGATAAATCAAAAATTCTTGAGGATTGGAAAAATTACCAAAATCAAGATAGTGGTTGGAAAATGTTTGTATCTTATCTTGAAAAATATCATATTAGATCAGATAAAAAATCTTGTTTTACCGCACCTATAGCTGCTGGATATAATATAAATAAGTTTGATTTAAGAATTATAGATAGATTAAGTATAAAGTATAAAAACCTTAATAAGGAAGGAAGATCTTCTTTATTTTATCCTAGAGATGTTATAGATTTAATGAATATTATTTTTTATTGGTTTGAAGGCAATAATGAACTTAAAAATTATACTCTAGATAATGTAAGAGATTATTTTGGCATAAATAAAGACGGATCTCATGATGCATTAAACGATGTAAAAGCTACGGCAGATTTACTAATTAGATTTATGAAATTACACAGAAATGTGTCCAACAAGGTAAAATTTAAGAATTCTTTTGCAAAATCTTTATGAATCAGTATTATACTTTTGATTGTGGATGTCGATTCAAAGTTTTGGGCTATGATAATAATCATCCCAAAATACATTTTACTGGAAAACTAGACGAATTAAATCTTGAGTGTTCTAAAACCTGGGATCTTATTAGTTCAGGAAATACAAAAGGGGTCTTTCAGCTAGAATCCAGATTAGGATCTAGTATGTCTAAAAAACTAAAACCACGAAACATAGAACATCTTTCTGCCCTGATTAGCATCATGAGGCCCGGTTCTTTAGAAGCTTTTAGAGATGGTAAAAGTGTTACAGATCATTATATAGACAAAAAGAATGGCTTAGAAAGCGTAGATTATTTTCATCCAGCATTAGAACCTATCTTAAAATCTACTTACGGCGAAATGATTTATCAAGAACAAAGTATGCAAATAGCTCAAGCAGTAGCCGGATTTAATTTGCAAGAAGCGGACATGTTAAGAAAAGCTATTGGTAAGAAAAAACCAGAAGAAATGGCAAAAGTTAAAATCAAATTTAATGATGGTGCAAAAAAACTAAAAATAATTAATGAACAACAAGCAGAAGAAATTTTTGGCTGGATAGAAAAAAGTCAAAGATATCAATTTAATGCTTCTCATAGCATATCATATTCTATGAATGCTTATGTCTCGGCATATGCAAAAGCTCATTTTCCAAAAGCTTTTTTTGCATCTTATTTAAAATTTGCTAAAGATAAAATGGACCCTCAAAGAGAGATTAAAGAATTAATACGCAGTGCTACTGAAATGGATATTATTGTTTGTACTCCTGATCTTAGAAAATTAAACAAACATTTTATTATAGATAATGATAAGATATATTTTGGCTTAACAGATATCAAAGGAGTTGGATATTCTGTGTTTGATAAAATTTTACAATTATCTCAAACATTAGACTTTAATAGTGTAAAGTGGAGTAGTCTATTAACAAAATTTTTAACCAAAATCAACTCTACAGCAGCAAAAGCACTAATATCTTGTGGAGCATTAGATTATAATAACAAGTCTAGAACTCAGATGTTGTTTGAGTATGATATAATATCAGAATTAACATCCAGAGAATTGGAGCTATTGGATCCAAATATCGAAAATCTACCCGACTCTCTTCAGCTTTTGCTAAATAAAAACAAAATTAATATTAAGCGTAAAAATAGTATACAAAATTTAATTCAATTATATAATAACCCACCTTATTCTTTAGAAGATAAAATAGAATGGTTATCAGATTCAGAAAATGGATTATTGGGGGCTTCAGTAACTTGTTTTAAAATAGATTCTTACGATATTAGTATGACTAATTGTGATTGTAAAACTTTCAAAAATACCAACTCTACAAAAAACATAATTTTAGCTGGTGAAATTAGCTATATTAATTTTGTAAAAACTAAAAATGGGAAAAATCCTGGAGCAGAAATGGCTTTTGTTACTATAGAAGATCAATTTTCTTCTTTAGATTCTGTTATCGTGTTTCCAGAACAATTATCTAAATATAGAAATTATTTATTTGAAGGCAATATATTAATATTTGTGGGAACTAAAAGCGCCAAAAAAGATTCTTTTGTGGTAGAAAAATGTTTTGTGCCACGATCTTGACATGTCTGTTCGATAGGTTATAATAGGTTGTTGTGACGTTTTACTTTTAGGAGATTGAATTTATGAATATAACATTGTTAAAGGGTAATCTTGCTAGAGATCCAGAGTTACGAGTTGTTAATCCCAACGGTAAACAAACTAGTGTTGTTAATTTTACTATAGCTGTTAATAGGGATTATATCAAAGCTAATGGTGAAAAAGATAAGATTACTTCTTTTATCAATTGCGAAGCGTGGGATAGCGGAGCAGAAACTATCGCTGAAAGCCTAAAAAAGGGCGATCTGGTAATGGTAGAAGGATCATTGCGAAATGATACTTGGGAAAAAGACGGAGTTAAACATAGTAGTCTTAAGGTTAGAGTTAATAACTTTTCTAAGATTACTAAGCTTAGCAGAAATAAATCAGAAGAGCCTGAATCAGTAGCTTTCTGATAGATAAGAAAGGAAAAATTAGAATAACGGGGGGTGAAATATCCCCCCTATTCTATTATCTTATGTCGAAATCTAAATTAAAAATCTTAATGTGTTCAGAGGCTAGTTTTATTAATTCTGGCTTTGGTAAATATGCTTATGAATTTTTATCAAGACTTCACAAAACTGGTAAATATGAAATTGCTGAATTTGCTTCTTATGGTTTTGTAAATGATCCCAGAGATAAAAATATACAATGGAAATATTATGCCAATGCTGTTAAAGAAAATGATCCTAGATATAAGGAATATATGTCACGAACCGATAATCAATTCGGTAGATGGAGATTTGAAAAAGTATTACTAGATTTTAAGCCTGATGTTGTTTGCGACGTAAGAGACTATTGGATGACTCACTATCAACCAGTCTCCCCATTAAGATCATATTTTCAGCATATATTAATGCCAACTGTTGATTCTGCTCCTCAGCAAGAAGAGTGGATAGATACTTTCTTATCAGCTGATGCTATTTTTACATATAGTGACTGGGGAGCAGAAGTATTAAAAAATCAAAGCAATGGAGCTATCAATTATATAGACACTACAACACCAGGAGTTAATCTAGATATTTTTTCTATGAAAGATCAAAAATCATTAAGAGAAAAATTTAATATTGATCCTAATGCTTTTGTTTTTGGTTCTGTGATGAGAAACCAGAAAAGAAAACTAATTCCCGAATTATTCTCTAGCTTAAAACAGCTACTATCTCATTTATCTCAACAAAATAATCCTCCAAAAGTATATTTGTATATGCATACCACATATCCTGATATGGGTTGGGATATTCCAGAATTACTAAATCAATACGAAGTAGCAAATCATGTTTTATTCACCTATTTATGCAAACAATGTGGTAATATTGAAAGTACTACATTTTGTGGGCCTCAAAAAATTTGTTCTAAATGTTTAAATAAATCTTCCTCTTTTCCATCTGTCTCCCAAGGAGTATCAGAAGATCAACTAAGTGATATATATAATTTGTTTGATCTATACGTACAATATGCTATTTGTTTAGGGAAAGACGAGCAAATAAAAATAAAACGAGATGAAAAGACTCAATGGATTCCAATATCCCAAGTAAAGACAGGAGATGAAGCGTGGACCCACAAGAATAGGTGGCGAAAAGTATCTCATGTATGGAAAAATTTAGCCAAAAGTCATAATAAAAAAATCTTAGAACTATCTGTACACGGAGACTATGAAAAATTAATAGCCACAGAAAATCATGAATTTCTAGCATATACATCTAATGAACTCAAAATTAAACATAGATCAGTAAGAGAAAATATAGGATATTATCTATTCAATAAGAGAGAATTACCAACTTATGGAAAATATGAGCTAAAAGACTTAAGGGCGGGAGATATGGTACTTTATCCTATAGATGATACTGTTATAAATATTGATTCCATCGATATTGCTCAAGAAATTGATTGTTCGGACTATCTTGTATTAGACTCTTTTATAGAAACATCTAAAACATATAGTTATCCTAGATTTATTGATATTGATAATCGTTTTTGTAAATTTATGGGATTATTTGCTGCTGATGGATCTTGGGGATTTCGTCCCGGATGCAAACATATTCAAATAACATCTCATATAAAAGAAGCCGAGAATCAAACTCTTGCGTTTGATTGTATGGCTCAAATAGGATCAAACAATAATACTGTTTCTAATAGGATATACAAAGATAGGCTAGGTGTAGATACTATACTAAGCTCTAAACTACACTCTCAATTATTTGCTAAATGGTTTTCTAAGCACGAACACAAACAACTACCAGACTGGTGTTTATATCTACCATTAGAAAAACAAAAACAAATTTTGATCGGCATGTTTATGGGGGATGGCCACTATTGCAAAGGAAAAAATTATTCTCAAATTAGTACAATTTCTAAACCATTAGCAGATCAAATAAAACATATCCTAAGAAGACTAAGAATCCCGTTTTCTGTATCAAAAATTATTAGAATAAAACATAAAACACAAGATCAGAAAAACAGAAAAGATTGCTATTCTTTTGAAATCTATGGATGTAATATTAAAAATGGAGATATTATAAATAAAAGAAACGGATCGTATAATGTATATTATAAAAATAATCATATAATACAAATAAAGAACATTGTCGAATCAGACTATAATGATGATGTGTGGTGCTTAACTGTAGACGATGACCATACTATGACTACAAAAATAGGAGCTACTTTTCAGTGCGAGGGTCTAGGAATCCCCCAGGTAGAAGCAGGGGCTTGTGGAATTCCAATAGCAACAGTGAACTATAGTGCTATGATAGATATTATTAATAAATTACAAGCTTTTCCTATTAGGGTTCAAACCTATTTTAAAGAACTGGAAACAAAAGCTATAAGAGTCTATCCTGATAATAATGATCTAATAAGAATAATACTTGAACAAATAAGTAAACCACTATCTATCAGAAATCAAGAAAAATACCGAACACGACAATTAACTGAACAAAATTATGATTGGAATATTATTATTAAAAAATGGGAAAAGTATTTTGATAGTTTAGAATTTAGAGCCGACTGGAACAAACCATTACCAATAATGTCTCAAGCATTAAAAAAAGATAATGTAGACAATTTATCTGTATTAATAGATTTGTGTAACAATAATCTAAAAAATGCAGACTTATTATCTTCTTCCAGGTTTTTGGGATTATTACAAAATGCCGATTACGGATTTTCTTATCTTGGACCAACTCAAATATCAGCAGAATCAATCGATAATCTTTACCAATATATTAATGTTATGATAGATAATAATAATAAATCCGAACAAGCAAGAAAAAATACTACTGTTTTTGAAGAAGACTTTATACAATACGCCCATTTAAAAAATAATACATGAATATTTTATATGTAGGTCCGTACAGACAAAATAATAGCGATGGATATTTGTCTCTTAATTTATTATTAGATTGTTACGAATATCATACAAAAATAGTATCTAGACCAATATTTAATTCTAATAATTTCATTAAATTAGAAAATATAGAGAAACTATTATCTAAGATAGAAAATAATCATATTACTCATTTTGATGTTATTATACAGCATTTGGATATTGATAGTTTTGTATATACCTCTAAAATATCAAAATATATTTTTATTCCAATATTAGATAATAAAAAAATATCTTTTATTCAAAAACAAAAACTTTTATTCTTGGAAAATAAAGGACTAATTATTTCTTGTGATCAAATATCATCTTATATTTTAGAAACAGAATCCATAAAACATCAACAGATCGATACTAATATTAATTCTAGATTATTATTAAATAGTACGGGATCTTTTAACTTTGGATTATATAATAGATATAAAAAATATTATTCAATTATAAATAGCGATAATGAAAATGATATTAAAAAATTAATAATAAATTTTATTCAATATCACAAAAACGATACAAAATGTTTAATATTATTTATGACTAATGTTTCTCAAGCTATTCTAGATAAATACAACTCATATATTAAAAATATATACAAAACTTTAAAAATTAATTATAGCATTAATAAAATAATAATAGCTCCCGTAGAATTAAATCATGAAATCCTTTGTGCTATCCACAACTCTGGAGATATATTCTTGGACATGCAAAAGAATATTCTGACATCTTATGCAGAATGTTATAAAAAAAATATCTATTACAGCAATAATGATTTTTATTATTCTTACGATATTAATAACTTAAACGAACATCCTACTGTTGAGTACAATAAAAATTTTGATTGGTCGCAAAATATAAATACTAAAAGCAACAAAACATATCCTTTATCTAAAATATTAACCAATCATGTTTAATGCTAAAAGCGCTTCTAATATTATTCATAATACTTTAGGAAACAACTCTATATTAGCAGAGTGTTCGAAAAATTTATTTTATAGTTTATTGCAAACTAGTAGTGGCTATTCTTTAATAGAAAACACTAAACAGCCTTTTATAGCTGCTATTTATGATAATCCTATATCTTTATCTCAACAAATTCAAAATATCAATATAAATTATCATGTAAATGCTATTGTTTTTATTCACTCTAGGGCTCCAGATCCATTAAAAAAAGAAGACAAATATATATTGTCCGAAAAACTAAATAGTGTTACAAAGATTTTTTTCTCAAAAGAAATACAAGACTCATGGTCTTTAAAAAATAATATATATTTAATTCCTTATGGAGTAAAGTTATTAAATACAGAAAAAACAAAAAATATCTTACTGATTAATACTAGTAAAAATTCTAATATAGATAAATTGTATGCTTATACTAAAAATATTTATAATGATTGTGATATTTTATATGATATAATAGATTATGATCTGATGATTGATTATATTAGTCAATATAAAATTGTAATATCATTAGAAAATACTTATGATTCTTTGGTTGGTGCTGCTAGTGGTTGTTATGTGATATCTAACAATTTAAAAGATAATAATTTGCCTAGTGTTATATATTTGAATAATTTTACAACTATTGTTCATACAATACAAAGTATTTTAAATTTTAAGAATGATAATTCAATAGAAATATCTAAATCTTATATACAAGAAAACTATCCTATTAATAAATTTTATGCTTCTATAAAAGATATATTTCTCAACTCTAACAATAAAGTTTTTACTTATGCGACGTAATATCACAATAACAACAAATCCAGATAATTTACAACAAAACAATATTTTTATCAATCAGATACCATCTATAGTTAATTATTCTTGTGATAATATTTTTATAGACTGTTTAGAACATATACAAGAAAAAGATCTAGCATCTATAATTACTATTTTATTAGAAAAAATTAGACCCCAAGGTAAATTAATAATATCTATAAATAATGTTGATAGTATCATAGATAAATTTTCTAAAAGATCAATATCTCATAATGAATTTTTATTATTTTTTGCTAATAAACAGAATCTAATATCTGTTGAAAATATCTATACATTAATAGATTTTCAGTCTTTTGATATATTAGACATAAAATATGAAGATAATTCTATTACAATTATTATAGAAAGAAAACAGAAATGAAAAATACTATTTGTAAAGGCTGTTATTTTGCCAATCCTATAAATAGTGATAGATCTTGTTATTTTAATATTCCTAATATAATAAAAGATTTTCATTCTATAGACTCTACCGAAGAATATTTTAAAATTAATAATTATTCTTGTAGATATGGATTTAGTAAAAAAAGTTACGAAGAAAATATAGATAAATTTATCAATATAAATGTATTAGATGTGGAAAGTTTTGCCGCGTATATAAAACAACAGAATATAGTACAATACTCTTTGGCACTAATAGTAAAAAACTATAATTCTGAAAAAATACTAAAACTTTATAATCAATTATCTATTTTGCCGTATTATATTACTATTATTAGTTATAATAATTCTAAAAAATTACATCAAGATTTTTCAAATAACCAACCATATAAACCATATAAGGTACATCATTTTTTAGACACAGACATATCTGAAGCAAAGGCTCTTCATATAGCTTTAGAAACCAACAAAACCAAAATAGGCGATCTGTTGTGGATTTTAACAGAAACTGGTCTAGAACAATGCGTAGCTAATGATAGTATTCAAAATATTAACTATATGATTAATGTGGAACAAAAACCAACACATTATTATAAATCATCAAATATAAATTCTCAATTAGATGGTATTTTTATTAATTCTAATAACTATTGGTCTTTATCAAAAACTATAAACTATGAAATAGAAAATAATGAACGCGCTATAGTACAGTATTATGATTAATATATTATCAATTAGTCCAGAAATCACCAAAGGTATGAAAAGTGTCGGTTCTAAATTGTTATTACCATTAAGAAAAAATCTAACAGTAATAGAGTATCAAATTTCACAATTACAAAAAATTAAACCATCTAAAATAGTACTAAACATAGGATTTGAAGCAGATAAAATTGCTGATGTTCTTTTTAGATATAAAACCATTGATTATTTAATAAATAAAGATTATGATAACTCTAATTGTGGTGAAAATCTAATAACCTATCTGCATAAATATAAGCCTGAAAATTTATTAGTTTTTGGTAGCGGATTACTTATAAGAAATCATCCTATTAAAAAAGAATATCTTAATAATGAATGTCAAATTTTTATCTTAAATAAATCAAAAAAAAATTTTAATATAGGATGTTCAGACTTGGACGATATACAATATTTGTTTTATGATATGTTAGAATCTTGGTCAGAAATATTCTATTTAAACAATGAAGCTATCAACATATTGCTAAATATAGATAAAAAAATATTTAAACATATGTATTTATTTGAGATTATTAATTTGTTACTAAAAAATAATATCAAATTTAAAAAAACATATATTAATAAAAATAATATTATGAAAATTCAAAATCTAAAAGATTTAAAAACAGCAAAAATATTTATATGAAAAAATTATTAGTCGAATATATTGATGATAAATTTATTAATAACATAGCTTTATCTTTAACTCCTTTTTGTGATAAGCTTGTTACAAATCTACAATCACAACTATATAAATTATACTATGAATATAATTGTTCTGATATTATTTTCATTGATATTTTTTTATCAGATGAGAAGTATCAATTTATAGAAGAATTTGGAAAAAAAATTAATATTTATATATATATTACTGATAAAGATAGTTTTATTAATAAAGATATAAAATCTGAATATATAGCAGCATTAATTTGTAAAGAAAAATTTAATACTAATCATAAACTAATAACTTTGCCAGTAATGGTAAATAATGCAATTTTCAATAAAAATAATACCTCAAATAAAAATAATGATATAATTTGTTTTATAGAAAATATTCAATCTTTACCACAAGAACTTAGTAAGTTTCTTTATCCATCTACTACCTTACCAATAAAAATGTTTAATAACAATAATATTATTCATCCTCAGAATTTGGGACTATTATCGGAAATTGATAAAGCCAAATTATTACAACAATCAAAATATTATTTAGCTATTACCGAGGATTATATACCAGAAGCTTGGAGTTGCAAATGTTGTGTTTTATCTACTGATGATCTAGACAGCTTAAAACCAACAAAATTTAAATATTCGTCTTCTTTTCAATCATATAGTAATTTTTTAAAAGGCTTATTAAGTGAAAAATAATAATTTAGGATTTATATTGCTAAATATTGAAAATAATGAAATTTATATTAAGCTATTACAACATATAGCCCAGCTTATTAAAAATAATCCTTATGCTAATATAGTAGTGTTTACTAATAATTCTAATATTATTTCTTCATATAATGTTCCATTATTACACTTAAATCATGCTAAATTTTTTAATGGAAATTTATGGTTATTTGATATTGTGAGTGTTATTTTAACTCAAAAATTTACTAATTTTGATAAAAGAATATTTTATGTAAATGATATGCCTTGGATTAAAAATAGAAATAATAGTTATAATGAATGGAGTAAAATATATCATAGTAATATAGATTTTGTATGTTCTAATCAATATTTATATGACATATATAATATATGCTGGAAAAAACCTTTAGGTATTATGGAAAGTTTCGATCATGAAAAAATACAATCTATCGTATGATCAATTAACAGAGCAAAATAAAAAAGATCTAATAGAAGAATTATATTGTATTAATGGCAAAAGCTTTGCTGATATAGCAACTCTTTATGATACTTATCCTAATAGAATAAGAAGAGATGCTAAAAAATATAATATTAAAATACGAGATAAAAGCGAAGCACAAAAGAATGCTTTAAAAACAGGAAAACATTCTCATCCTACTAAAGGTAAAGAAAGATCTGAAGATACCAAACAAAAAATAGGATTATCTGTTCTTAACTCTTGGGAAAATTTAGATGATAATGAAATAAATAAAAGAAAATTAAAAGCTAAACAAAATTGGGAAAATTTAGATGATAATACTAAACAAAATATATTAAAATCTGCCAATACAGCCGTTAGAGAATCTAGTAAAGTTGGATCAAAATTAGAAAAATATCTACATAAAAAACTATTAGCCGACGGATTCAAAGTAGAGTTTCACAAAGAACAAACTTTGCTCAACACTAAGTTGCAAATAGACCTTTTTGTGCCTACTATGAATTTGGCTATAGAGGTTGATGGTCCTTCTCATTGGGCTCCTGTGTGGGGTGAGGATTCTTTGAACAGAAATAAGAAATATGATAGTAAAAAAGAAGGATTAATTTTGGGCAAGGGTTGGAATTTGATAAGAATAATACAAACCAAAGATTTTTCTGAAAGTAGAGCTTTATTGGTATATAATGAACTTCTTAGTTTTATAAAAACTCAAAATAGCAATCTACTAGCTGGACAACAAACATTTATTATAAAGGACCATGATGGCTAAAAAAGACAAAATTGATGTTTCTGATGAAAATAAGACTCAGATTGTGGAGCAAAAAATTCCCAAAATTTGTGATTTAGAATGGACAGACTATGTTTTAAGCTTATTAAGTGAAGATGAAAAAATTAATGGTAATCCTACTACTGATGGATTAAGAAGAATTTTTGAAATTGCATTAGATTGTAGATTAGTATCATCAAGATCTAATGTTGTTCAGACTCCTGATCCTAATAATGAAAAACGAGCTACTGTGATTCATTCTATAGCTTATTATTTAAATATAGACTCTGCTGACACCCACGGGATTAATATCATCACTGTGGATGGCTCTGCGGACGTTTACTGGGGTAACTGTGACAAGGTATATCGAAATCATCCTGTAGCGGTAGCAGAAACAAGAGCAGAAGGAAGAGCATTAAGAAGAGCACTAAGATTGCGCAAAGTAGTAGCAGCAGAAGAACTAGCTAAAGAAATTGAAGATCATCCTGATCATAACAGTGTTAATAAAATTAGTAATCAACAAATTAATTTTATAGATGTTTTATCTCAAAGATTAAATATTAATGTAAGTAAATTATTAGAAGAAAATAACTTAAAAATAGATAATATTTATAGCTTGACACATGAAAGTGCTGTTGATATAATAAGAATGTTATCTAAATATCAACAAACTATAGATAGTATTCCACCAACAATTTTAGGCTACTCTAACGAATGGAAATAATTTATGAAAGTGCTATATAAAGCTAATGACAAATTACAATTTGAACTGGAAGGTAATGGACAAAAAGAAATTTTTAAAGAACTGGCTTTAATTCAAGAAATTTTTAGCGAGAATAAGTGTGGAATATGTAGTAGTACCAATATTAAATTTATAGTTAGAAGTGTTGAAGGAAATGATTATTATGAACTAAGATGTTCTGATTGTGGTGCTATTTTAGCATTTGGTCAACACAAAAAAGGAGGAACACTATTTCCTAAGCGCAAAGATGATAATGGTAACTATCTTCCCCATAATGGTTGGCACAAGTGGGTTAAAGATAAAGAATAATCACCATCTTTTAATTGGACATTCTTCATTAGCTAAGCTTAATTTATTCATATGATTGCGCACTCTATTAATAATGCACCCACACTGTGAACAAGTTTTATTTTGAAAAAATTCACAACTTTCACAAATTCTGAAGCGTGATTCTATTAATTCATTAGAGGCCATTCCATCATTAAGAGTTTGATCTGAGTATTCTATACTACTAAAACTTTTTATTTGATTTACAAGATCTGGCATTGATGAACTAATTTGCAAAGCAGAACATGGGAATATTGGTGGTTGGTCATCATTGGTAGATATTTGTAATCCACAATTATTGCATTTATAAGAATTATAAGATAGTTGTATAAATTCACAAAACATAATTATTTAAAATATCATTACTTATTGTGTTGGTGTTGGTGTGGGCTGTGGTTTGGTAAAATATTCATAAGGAATCATTTCAAAATCATATAAACTTCTTAATTGATGAGTTTTATTTTCTATTTCATCAACACTACCAAAAAATGTTCTAAACATCATCTCATTTAACAACTTAAAAAAATCAGGAAGACTTGATTCTTTTAATGAGCTATCTGTTTTTCCTTTTTCTAAACATTTCCATTCATAAAAATTATTAATTAAACTTTCTGTTCTTCTTACGCCCCAAGTATCTAAAGGATCTAAAGGAGGTCTATTTTGTGGTCTATAGCTATTATTTTGTCCATATCTTAATATGGTGCCTACACTATCTATAGCTCTCATAGATCTTGGAGCTTTTCTAAATTGTACTTTTAATTCGCTAGTATCATCTAGATTAAAGATATTGTATACTCTTGTTGGTTTATTAGATAGTGAACCTAAACCATTATTTAATCCTTGAAACATATCTCCAGAAAAATCTGTTTTAAGAAACTTATTCGTTATCAGTTCTTCTCTACTGACACCTTGTTCATATTGTGTTTCTAATGGATCCAAACCAATTTCATATGTTTCTACAGATGTTACTAAAAATTCTGCATTTGGTAATGTGTTTCTAAAGTTCTTTTCACTATGAATTCTAAATCTTCTTTCTATAGTTTGTGTTTTCCAAATTGTTACTTTATCCTGATATTTATTTTTCTTCTGATCTATAATAGAATCTTTAAAAGTATAAGTTGTTCCTGTTGAGTCTGCTGTTACTATAATATTATCATTTTGTAAATTATTAACAAAAGAAAAATCTGGACAAATATTATTAAAATCAAATATTTGACCTCCGACTCCTACAGCACTAAAAACAGGATTGGTATTTTGACATATATATTTGATTGATTTTAGTATTCTGGGTCTCATTTCTTCAGCAATACTAATAGATTGTTTAGGGTCGATATTAATCCAATAATAATTATCTGATAAATTTTGATACTCTATATCTATAGATTTATCAGAGTTCTGTGTAATATTAACTCTTTGAGATGGTATAATTCCACCATCTGTTGTATGATATTTTTGTTTTTCTATATCTAAAATATAAGAATAGATAATTTTAAATAAATTAGCTTTTTCTAGCACCTCACTAGTTGTTAATTTAATAAATTCAGTATTATCAAATTCTATAAATCCTTGTAAAAAATTATTATTATTAAAATCTTCAGAAGATATAAATATTTTAGCTTTTTTAATAGTTTGAAAATCTATTAATTTAAGTAAATCATTTCTTTCAGTATATAATTTTTGTAATTTACTATATGTTCTATATTTATAGCAAGATGGATTATTGAGTGTTTGGAAACAATCTGCTTCGTCATCATCTAAATTGTTATAATGTTGTTGAATATAATATATAGAATCTGACAATAAAATTCTATTAGTCTCTGAGCTTTTGCCTATAAGATTATCTAGACTAACAATATTAGTATTATTAATAGTATCTAGTCTTGTTGTAAGAATATTTAATTGATCTTGAGTGATTCTTTCTATTGTTTCTTTATAAGAATAATTATTTTCTATAGTAACACTAGCTATAGTATTGCGATATAAGCGATTAATAATGTCACTATTTTTTATTTTTAGATAAATCATATTATATTTATAATCTTTAGAATATGTTTTATTATCTTTAATTGAAGTATTAATATTATTTAATAAATTACGTATAGTTTCGGTATTATCTGTGGTATTATTATTAAAAGTATTATCATATATATGATAAAAACTATTATTAACTATATAATTATTAATAGTATCATAATATACAGGATATGATTCTAATGCGCTATTAATAGTAATTTTTTCTCCAACTGGAATATCGGTAGGAGCCATAAAACCAATACCATTTTGATTAGGTAATATTAAACTTAATTCATTATAATAAAATTTATCATTTTTAAAACTATTTAATTGATTATATATAGATTCTATATTATTAATTTGTACTTTTCTAGATAATATGTTTTTATTTTTTATGTTAGATCCATTACCATATGAACCTAAACTATTAGTTGAAAAAGTAAGATCCGGCACAGTATCATTTGGTGGCTGATCGCTATTTAATCCAAATAAAGATATTGGCGAATATGTACCATTCTCAAATGTAGAATTTTCAGCTCCACAAATAATTACAATATTTTCTGGCAATAAAAAGGAAGAACATTGATTTAATATTTCTTTAGATTTATCTAAAACTAAAATTGTTATATATTTAGAGTCTTTATATATTAAAGCTTTACATATTACTTTAGCTAATAAATTATTACAATCTAAAGTTATAGAATCATTAATACTTATTAAATAATAAGGTATACTACTATCTATAGCAATTAAAGTTTCATTTTCTTGATGTAGATGTTGAAAAATATTTGTATTATGTACAACTCTATTAAAAAACACTAACTCATTAACACTCATAAAATTAAAAGTATTATAAACTTCGTTGTCAATGTTCTGAAAAATAGCTTTGGTTTCATCATCAGCATTAGCGGGAGTAGCCTGTTGTACAACATATGGTACAAATAATTCATCCACAATATCGCTATTTTTAGAAACTACAAAAAAATCAAATCTAAATAACTTACTATCTGCTTTAATTAGCTTATATTCTTTTAGTGGCAGAGCCGGAGTATTATTTAGTTTAAAAATACTAGCTTCAACTTTATACCAAAAAATTCCATCTTTACTAATATTTAATAATATTTTATCAGAATTACCAAAAGGATAACTATCATATTCTATATCAAAAGTTTCTCGTTGAGCTAATTCAAGAATTGGAATAGCGCGTGATTCTCTAAAATAACCCATTAGCATTTCAAATCCAAGATAGTATGTTGCTCCTAAGCCCCCAACCAAAACACCTACCAAAGTTCCTGTCATGCCTCCCACAGCAGTACCAGCCAAAATAAAAATTATTGCTTCGCTAGGAAATCTTGGGGTATTAATTAATACTCCTTTGCCTATTAGTTCATTATCAGCATATTCACAAGCATTATAGTTTTGAAAAAATGTTGTTGGAGCATTCATATTAACTAAAGGCAATAAAAACTTAGTTTCAGTAAGATCTGCTATAAAACTATATCCAGGATATTGAGGTTTTTTACCATATTCTATCAGACTTAAACTATCTGTACCTCCATAATTAGCCAAAGAATTTACTTGACTAGTAACAGGTTTTTTAACATCTTCAGTATGTAATATTAATTCCCAACTACATAGATTATTAAATAAATTAGCACTAACTATAGAAGTTTCTATATTTGAAATACTAGTTAATAATTCATTATTAACAATAGTGTCCATAGGAAACATTTCATCTGGTTCTTCTAATACAGCAATATTCAAAGTAAATTTTGTAGAAGAATCATAGTTGGGAAATAGATAAGAACAACCTTTACTTGGTCTTGGATTTCTTTTGAATAAAGATCTATTACATAATTTTTCAAAAGTATTATTATTAATATTTAAACGATTAAGCTTAAGAATATTGCTACCTACGCTATTAGCATATGTATTAAGTTCAGCAACATGACAAGAAGGATTGACGCTAGAATTATTATTTACCACATTTTGATCAGGATTTAGCGGACCTCTACTAAAACTATTTATATCATACAAAACATTATTTTTATTAGTAGAATTAGAAAATTTGATACTAAAATTATAATCTTTATTTTGGATAGTTTCTTGATTTAAAAGATATAATACCACATTATCTTCTGGATAATTTGTAGAATTTTGATCTGTAAGTTTTTTCAAATAATCATTTATACCAATATTTTTTACATCAATAAAATTTGAAGTATTAAAATTATTATTAATATTATTATCAATACCATATTTTTTATGAGTATTATTAGGTATAAATTGATCTATAAAATTATTAGAGCTTGTAATTTGGGGAGGAGCCCTTGGCGCAGAATTGCTTGATTGAATTAGTCTCATCCCCTCTTTTTCTGTATCGCAATACTCAACCTCTAACCAAATTATTAAATTTTTAGTGTTAACATAATTTAAAAAATTTAATTTAATTTCTACATCTTTAATAGTTAAATTATTTATTCTAGGATTTCTTAAATTAATATTTTTATTTTGTTCTATAAAATCAAGAACCGGCTGTCCCGCACCATTAGCTGCTCCAGGATCTATTCCTTTTGCTTGTAAATTAAGAATACTTTGAGTTTCTTGATCTATATTTATTGGATAATTAGGACCAACAACATTAAAACTATAAATAAATTTATTAGAGTCTTCATCAATAGATAGATTAAATTCATCATTTACAGGAGTACTATTACTTAACAAATTAGTTTCTGGTCTTTTGAATAATCCTCCATTTAATATTCGATATCCATGATGATAATCATTAGGTCCTCCAGCATATTGATCTGTTAATTCTTTAGTTAGTTGATTTTTTATTAAATGATTAGCTTTAATAGTAGCTCGTCTATTTTTATTTTTTATCACATCCGAATCACTACTTTCTTGAACCGGACAAAATTCTCCACCATTGTCCCATTGGATTAATGAATTTATATTTAATTCTATAGAGCTTTTAAAGATATTAGCTGTAATAAGACCACTTGAGGAGTAATTACTAATACCTAAAATACCTGGTCCTGAAAAACTAAAACTTTCTCTAGCACCAGGATTAAATTTTAGAACACTACTAAGATTACTATTATCATTAACAACCCAACCACTATCAGGAACAAAACATCCTTTTTTAAAAAGAATATTGTTCTCCGTATTCGGCATAATAATATCTTGATAGCAAAATTTATCATTATTATTATCGTCTTTAGAATCTAATAGGTATCCTGTAGTTGGAGGCAACATGACTGGATTTATTGCAATAATATTATTTGAAGTATCAGTTGGTTTTGATAAAGATGATATATTATTTATAGAAAGTTTATTTAAAATCTTGTTACCATATCCACCATATGTTTTAATTTGAGGAGCATTATCACTACTAATAATAGGATATCTATATTCATTAGACAAATCGTTGTTAACAGAATTATCAGGAAAATGAAGTGTATGATTTGCTAATACTCTTCTTGGGGCGTATTTTTGCAAACGAAATTCGCTAGGATTTTTATTAATTCTACTAAACTGTGGCCTTTTAATTGTAACCCCGCCTATAACACTACTAAATTTAGGTTTATATAAACTATAGCACTGAGAACATTCTGCGGTATCATTGCGAATATTTCTCAATATAATTCTATCTAATTTAATTAGAGTATTATCATTTCTATATATAATATTTAATTTAGTATTAGTTGTTTGTGGAGTTATATTTTGATTAGATGCCAAATTACTATAATAATCAACAAACATGAATAAATAGTTGTTACTTTCATTTAATTTTTCTATTGGTCCTTGCCAAGAATAACCTTTTTGTGCATAGTAATTGGTTCGGATAGGAGCAAATAGTCCGTTTCTATGAATAGCAATAGAATTTAATCCAGAAATAAAAACTCTTAATTTATCTTTATTAATATTTATTGGGGCATTTTCAACACTAAATAGATCTAAATTAATAGTATTTATATTTATTCTATCTGTATTTGGAGCATTTGGCGTATTAATAAAATTATCATTACCACTAATACTAAATGTACCAAAATTAGCATTAACACCACCACCTTCTGTTTTTTCATTTCCATCTACCACAAAAATAGTTTTAATTTTTGTATAAGATCCATATGGGCCAGATGCTACACATTTAATAACATATTTACCTGTAGAAGAGGGCACGAGCATAACTTCATTACTATATGCTACATTATAACTTTTATTAGTTTGGGTTTTATTTAAATCTACAAATTTACAATTTGGTCCTGATACTTTTGTCCAAACAAAATTAAATTCGCCATTTATTAAATCATTGGCCAAATTTGGGACTCTAGGATCACTATATTTTTCTAACAAGTTCGTATGTAGCATTTTTAGCTTAGGAGAATATCTTAACCATTGTGCCATAGAAGCATTTTGGTTATTATTTGTTCCCCAATAAAAAACATTATCATTTAAACTATAATCAGCTCTTGGATTAATATCGACTCCTGGTATCCGTGAAGGTTTATTTCTCAATAATTCCTCAACACTATTATTTTTTTCTAAAGCTATACCAATCTTAGATCCATCATTTACATAAGGTTTAACACTATCATATAGAAATATAGTTTTATTAGTAGTATTATTATGTTTTAATGCAATATTTGATTCATTGTCTCCAACATTAGTTTCTACTGATAAATTACCTATGTTTATAGTTTTGTTATTAGTAACTATAATATCATTGAAAGTTTTTGGAACTAATGTTTCACCAATTTCTTCTATAATAATACTATTTCCATGAGCTAACATAGGATTATAACTTAACGTACTAGTACCACCCATCAATAACTTTGCTCCATATTTGTTAATTAATTTAATAAATAGTTCATCATTATTTTTAACAATATTATTACTATTTATTTCGTATAAACTATATTCTTGACCAATAATACTTAAAACATTATATAAAGTTGAAATTTCAACTTCTATACTATTGATATTAGTCTCTAAATAAGAATTAATAGCATTTTTAATATTATCAGTAGGTTTAGCTAACAAAGAAGCAAAAAATTCACTACTAAATGGACTTGTACTCAAAGAGTGCGCTAATTTTTTATATTTTCTTAAAATATTTTTTGATCTAGTATCAGTTAACTTAATTAAATTATTATTTGCTGTTAAACTATTATAAAAAATATTATAGTATTTATATAAAGATCCTGATATATATGATCTACAAGATATATTATTAAAATAATCTTGAATTTTTTCTGATTGATTAGAAAAATATAATAATTGATCTCCATCAGGAATCCAAATTTCTGTATGATCGGATCTATCCAAAATAAAATCTGGATTTACATTATTTGGATCAATATTAGATACTAAAATATCAGCATCATTATTGGTATAATTAAAATATATTGTTGAATTAGAGCTAAAAGAAGATTGAATACTAGGATCTGGAAATATTCTTCTAATAGTTTGATTATCTAATTTAATATAACTTATATTATTATATTTTAGTTTGGCATAGTTGGGAAAAGTATCTATTTTGCCAGAAATTTGTGGAATTGTTCTTTTCCAATACATTAAACCAGCTTCAATTCTATGTTCTGATCTACTTCTATTAAGTATCCAGTCAATAACCATATTTCCGTCGCTTATGGTCCAATTTTTAAATTTAGGACTAAATTCTATAAAATTTTCTATGCCTATTCTACCACTAGAAAAAGATGAATCGCCAGTAACTGATCCATAATGACTAATTATTTTATTAGATACTAAATTATCATCTTGACAAAAAACTGGTGTCCAAGTATCTTGATTGTCTGAAGATGAGAATATATCTTGTTTTACAGTGTATACTTCTGTACTTTTATTTTCCCAAATTATTTCATTATTTTTTACTGAATAAGATAATAAATCATCTTTAAAAGAGTGTGTTGTAATATCGCAATTTTTAGAAAAATCTAATAAACTCATAATCATCCTGTACTAACTAATGTCCATTGTCCGTTAATATAATTAAATAATCCTTTATTTGCTGGTTTTAACCCCAAAGGATTAGCAAATGTTACAGAAAATGTTGGTAAAACTCCTGATCTACGACCTTGAACATAGCTCATTTGTATACTAGCCTGATTACCATTAATAGTACCTAAAGCTGTAAGAATAGGTTTGGTTATTGGTTCATAAAATCCATTATCTCTATTATATCTACATAACAATTTAGCTCCTTTTGGAGCAGTATAGCCCGCATTATCTATAACATATACTAATCTTCTATAAGTATTTTGCAAAGGTTCTTTGCTATATTCTATATCATCAATAAAAGCTCGTGCTGGAATTGTGCTTTCAAAATTACCTTCTCTAATCATATCTTGTTCTAGTGTAATATAAATCATTTTATATGGACATTTATTATTAGTTCTATTATTTAAAAATTCATTTAAAGTAGATAGATCATTTTTATTACTAATTATAAAAGGTGGTAAAATTTCTTCTTTGCATCCCCCACTAGCATCCCAAACTCTTCTTTCATTATCCCACCTTAAATCTATTGGACCTACTGGCCAAAGATCTGGTCTTTCAGCCCAATTAAGATAAAACTTTTTAGAAGATTTAGATTTTTTAACCCATTTTCCAACACCTTGTGTTATACCATCCGAAGTTCCTTTCCATTCATATCTTTTTGTAATAATATCCCCTAATATTGGAGCTGATGTACTAATCTCATAAGAACCACACTTTTCTAAATCATTAAATCCTAATTTTTTAGGATCATTACTAGTATTAATTTGAAATCTCAATAGTCTACCTTTATCATCTATACTATATGGCATATCAAGAGCATTAGGCACAGGATATCCATCAGTATCAAATCCCCAACCATGCATCATTAATGGTCCTCTTAATGCAAAAAATCTTTTATTATTTAATTCATTAGTATTATTAGTATCTCGATTATCATAATCTGGATTTTTACCACGATTATTATAACTATTTCTATTTGTTGGTGTCCAATTACTATCTTGATTTTTTGGAAATTTTCCATACGCCACAACATTAATACTATCTCTTCCTCTATCAATTCCGCTAGCATAAGGATTTCTAAATTCTCCAGTAGATACTACTACAGGACATAAACTTTTATAATTAATATCTGGTAAACCAGTTTCTCTATCAGGATACCTATCATTAGTTTTTACATTTATTTTACCACGACTACAAACTGGACAAGGAATATTTATTTCTGTTATGTTGCCACGATTACTGCTGTTTCTATTATAATTTAGATAATTAATAGGAATATTTTTTGTATTTCTACATAATGGACACACTAAATCAGCATTCAAAGAGCCTAATGGTATACCACTTCCGTTTAATAAAGTACTGATGCTATAAGTTCCTAAATTTCTAGTAGGATAATAAGATACTGGAGATAATAATCCATCTAAACTCATTGCTGATTTACAATCATAATCTTGCTGTAATTCTGCTAAAGTTTCATCTCCCATAATCATACCAGCCCAATGATAATGAGATTTATTATTTAAAAATTGAACAAGTTTTGTATTATCATTATTAGATGGATCATCATATATTGGATTATCTCCAGGATCCCTAATACGAAGTGGGTCTAAATTTGAATAAGCCAAAGGATTTTTTAATAATTCTCTAGCCTGACCAACTATCAATTCTGTAGGACTATTTCCAAATAGTCTAGATGATAATTTACTAACATCTGTACTTTTTCTATCTACTTTGGCGCTATCAAAAATTTTATTAATTTGTGTAGTTAATTGAGTAGAAATTTTATTATTTAATGTTGCTATAGCTTTATTAAATTTATTATTTTCTGCGGCCTGAGATTTTAAAGCATCAGTATATTCTTTGTTATATAATCCTGTTTTGGGACTATATGTTTGGAATCTATAACTTGTTATGATATTATCATTACCAATTTGTAAAGTAATATTACTAATAATTGGTCCATCAAAACCAATAATATTACTATCTAATCTAAATGTTTCATAATTTATATTCTGAGAACTAGATCCAGTTTGTCCAACTAATTTTATATCAACCATAGTTACTGTATTCCATATGGTTGTATAATAATTATTGTCATATACAAAGTTAAAATTTCTACTATTATCTCTTACTCTACTAGAAAAAGTGCCTCCTATACCAAATATTGGCATACCTACTATACTAACAGATCCATTTTCTAATATGGTTTGATAATGAGAGTCTGCTCCTATCATAGATTGAGCCGCAGAATCTAATAAAGAAGCATTACCATAATTCCAAGGAACCAAATCGTTATTTTGTTCTACTTTAACTTTATGAATCATATTATTATTAATAATATTACTATTACCAATAATTAAATCTGGAAAATTTACCCATGGACCATAACAAAACTGATTGCTTTTTAATGGTATAGCAAAAAAATGAGGATGAGCAGTTTTTGCAGCTAAAAAGTCGTGATTAGTACTACTAGGATTAGATTTTGGTCCAGTGTTAATTATGAATCTAGGATCTAATTCTGGAACTATATAATTCCTTAAAACCCTCAAATATTCTACATCTTCGTCATAACTACTATAAGAAGGATCATTTAATTTTGCTAATGTTCCTGGTCTTAATTTTTCATAAATAACTAAATCTTCAATAGCTATATTAGCGATAACAGTAAGATTAGGATCTTTTTCATAAGAATTACTACTATTAAAAGTATCCAATTGATTAACCTTCATAATAACTCTAGCATCAGTGAAAGAAGAAATATTCATAAAAATTATTTTATCGGTTTCGCATTTAGCAAATAATTTAGATGCTTTAACACTTCTGTTGTTAAATGGTTCTTTTTTATTATCCACTGGAACTATTACAAAATCATCAGATAACGAACTATAATCTAGAGATGGTAAGGTAAAAGAATTACCAGTTATCCAATTCATAGTTTCACTATAAACATTATTTATCATTCTAGCCCAATTATTAGCAAAAGAAGATTCTCCTCCTAAACAGTCTAAACTATTAGCAAAACTATTATCATTAGCTCCTTCGTTAGAAGTTTGCCAAACACTATTCCATGATTGATTTAGTAATCTTTCTGTTAATCCTGGCACACAACTAAAACTTGCTCCATATTGTCTTACGGTATTATCAATTACAAATCTCAAGATATTTTCTGTGTTTCTTAATGAATCTAATCTGTTTCTTTGATAATTTGGATTTGTATTCATATCTACTTCAGAACCTGAAACAATATTTTGATATTGATTGCTTATTTCTCGATCTGCTAAAGCTGATAAATTATTAAATAATAATCTAGTTTTATTTATAGCATCTAATTCACACCATCTTTTTCTAATATCATCAATTTGCACACTATTATTATATCCAACAATAGCATCTATTAATCCTTCATCATTAGTAAATACTTTAGAAAATCCATCTCCTATAACCATGCAATCATCTATAAAATTACCAGGTTCTTCCCAAGCCCCTGATTTAGATAGTTCATAACTATAAAATAATTTTTTGCTACCACCATAAACAGATATTGCACTATGCTTAGATTTGATTTGTAATGTAGCATATTGTTGATCAGAATATATTGTTATTTCTGGGATTTTTACAAGATATTGTTTTCCATAGTAAGTATCAGCTATTTTTTTAATAAATTCATGTATAATTTTAAGATCTTTAATAAAGTTGTGATTTAATAAACCATTAAATTTAATTTTAGATGGTAAAGAAGTTTCTGGTAGTGTTGTTATGCCATATTTAATTATATTTTGATCTTTGGGAACAGCATGTTTTCTAGTTAATCCGCTTGAATCATCTTTAATATTTGGGTTAGCGTCAAAATCTTTTGGATCCATAAATAATTCACCCTTTGCAGCATAAGCTGTTGCAAGCATCAAAAATAAATCCGGTTTACTAAAATGGCTTTTACCCAAACAATAACTTAAATAACTATCAAAACCCACTAATGCTGATCTCATTTCGGTTTCTTTAACTGTAAATCCTGGTCTATTTAATACTGATCTTCTAATATTTTTTAATACTGGATTAACACTACCATCAACAATAGTATTTGCTCTTCTTGATGGAGGTAAAATACCGCTTGCTCTAGGATTAGTATTATTCTGACTAAAAGATGTTCTTTGTAAACCCTGCATATTTGTGCTATTATTTCCAAAACCACTAGGAAAAGAAGGATTATCATATAAACTTAAAGGTTCTCCTATACTTAGAGCTGGCAAATCTTTTAAACTAAAACCAACACATAATTGATTTGTCCATGTGTCTAAAAATACTGGTCTTGGTCTTCTAAATTCATTAGTATCATCATTAACCGGCATACTATCCTCAAGAGTTCGTCCAAAATAAGGACAAATCCAATCATTTTGTAAATTAAAAAATCTATTAACACCAATATTTCCACCATCAATAATATTATTGCTATTATAATTAGCTAAAGTTTCAGCAAAAGATTGTGCTGGATTTTCAGTTATACAAGCAGGCTCACTAAAATTTTTAGCAGGACAGGGGGTGTTGGGGAAATCATATGAACAATTAATATCTAGATATTGTGAGGGTCCCACACTATTAATAGCGGCAAAAACATCACAAGGATACTTATTATAAGTTTGTAAATAATAATCACCATAAGAACCATTTATATTATTAGTAATATTAGTAGTTGTAGTAAATTGATAATTTCCTCTAATAGCTTTATTACCAACAGTACCATCAGTAACTTCGTTATCTGACCAAACATTATCTATTCCATCACAATTAAATCTAGATCCTCTGTCTATATCTTGAATATTTAATCTATTCGAATTAGTTTCTCCAAAAATATATTGTGAAATAATATTATTTCTTGTAGAAAAAACATCAGGAATTCTAGCTTTATTCCATGGTTTATTTAAATTAATAAAAGTTTTTGTTATAGGGTTATAAATATATGATGTTTGATTAAAAGATAATCTATAGTTTTTAACTTGATATAGTCTTTGCTGTGGACCCCCTATCAAAAATTTATATGTATCATTTTCATTGCTTTCTTGACCAAAACTACTATTAGTAATTTTATAATTTTGATTTTCAAGACTAGTTATAATATTTTTAATACGATTATTATCTTGATAAGATGTTTTATCAATTGCTATTATTTTAATAATAAATTGAGATAATGTATTTTCTATATCATAAGCTGGAACAACTTTAGTTACAAATTCTTTACCACTATTTTCAGATATTACTCTTATAATATCCATTATGCTTTGGGACCCACTTATTCTAAAATCGGGAATAATATTACTAATATCGCTAATATCTAAACTAAATGTATTATAGATTCTATAAAGATTATCAATACCAGTAGGATATCTATTTGTGCCAACAGATCTAGGAATAATACCAAATTTTAGTATAGTATCAACAATAGTATTATTTCCTGCTGGGAGATCCGGCGCTGGTGGCGATATATTGCTCAAACTTTTTGATAATAATCTACCAAAAGGAGAAAATGGTTTATCATTTTCTCTTATTTCTTTTGACGAAGTTAATATGCTTAATCCTTTAAGAATATCTATTGCTCTTAATCCATTATCATTTCTATTACTTCCTCCAAAATTATTAATACCAAAACTTTCTAAAAATCCATAAACATTAAAAATATTAGGAATATTACCCTCACTCAACAAACCCTCATAAGTAAAACTACTACTATTTATCAAGCTAATAGGAGATCCTTTATTTATTGATGTTTTTCCAAAAATAGATCCTGCATAACTATCCAAGATAACATAAGAAC